TCAGCCCGCGTACAAAGCGAAACGAAAAGAGCAAGCTTGCAACTGAAATGGCGTGGATGTCTCTATACACAGAGAACGCCACCAAGCACATGCTGGAAGAGAGCGGCTTCGAAGAGTGGCCTATCCCTACCGGGCGTTTCTACAAAGCCCCAATGGAAGCCTACGGTCGCTCACCGGCTATGACTGCACTTCCTGATGTCAAGATGATCAACGAGATCATGAAAGTCACGATCAAGGCAGCGCAGAAGAGTGTGGATCCGTCGTTACTGGTTCCGAACGATGGTTTCTTGGCTCCACTACGATCAGTTCCTGGCGGTGTAAATGTATTCGATTCTAGCATGATGAGTGTTGCCGATATCGGACAGCTCCCATCTGCCAACCCAGGCATCGGTTTGGACTTTGTACAGCAGCTTTCAGAGCGTATCCGATCAATATTCTTTGTCGACCAGCTCCAGTTTGCCGGCGGTCCACAGATGACAGCTACTGAAGTGCTGCAGCGGACAGAAGAAAAGCTGCGGCTGATGGGTCCGATACTTGGCCGGGTCCAGACGGAGTTGCTTGGGCCTATCATTGACCGGACATTCGCTATCCTTGGCCGGCAGGGTAAGTTCTCAGAGGCTCCTGAGATTCTGCAAGGCCAGGCCATTGAGATTGTCTACGTGTCTCCGATAGCACAGGCACAGCGGCAGCAGGAGGCTAACGGGTTCCTGCGGGCGCAAGAGGTATTGATTGGGTTGACTAACTTCAATCCTGATCTGCTAGATAATCTCGACCAAGACAAAGTGTTCCGCGACTTCGTGGAACTGTTCGGCGTCAGTCCTGATAAACTCAGACCTCCAGAAGAGCGCGATACTATACGCGACCAGCGAGATCAACTCAGATCACAACAGCAAACCATCGAAGCACTGCAGCAAGGAGGCGAGGCGCTTCAATCCATCAAGGCCGGTACAGCGCCGGCTGAATAGAAGAAGGGGAAATCATGAAGGGGATGAAATTATTTTATCGTGAGAGTTATTACGATGATCCGTTACTTGTTGATGTTCTATCTGAACCTTACCAAGTGATAAGCAGTCGCCAAGAAGTTACCAAGAGCAATACCTATACGAACACAGCTGGCACTACCTGCGTTATCTGCAAAAGCGAGCACAGCGATCTGATGATCGACACGCCTGTATCGTTGTTGAGCCTGAAGGGGGAATTATGAAAGCAATCATCCAATGCGAGCTTATCTGCTCCTGTTGCAAGCGTCCTATGCAGTGGAGTACAGCCGTTGACATCGTAGCCGGTGAGCTGATTGAGACTGACTATGTGGCCTGCCGATCGCTAAAGTGCGAGGAGCGTAACAAGCGATATCTACAGCCGACTGTAGAACTGGTCAGCTTCGAGCAAGATGAAAAGAACAAGGCCGAGGCGGAGGCTTATCAGGAAGACCAGGAGTATGAAGCGCCTGACTCTTCAGCTCAGGATCTTGTGACTGCTACTGCTGCTATTGCCGTCGCTGCGCAGGCTGTCGCAGAGCCCAGGACAAAGCGTAAATACACCCGAAAGGATGTTAAGGGGTGACTGCCAAGAAGCGAACAGCCAAAGACATCAAGGCTGATTACCAGTTCGTATTCGGCGGCGAGGAAGGCAAGCGGGTTCTCGATGACATCCTGGCCTATTGCCACGTTCTCGAACCATTGACCGGCGCTATTGATACCAATGCTGTGATGATCCGCGAAGGGCGTCGCGATGCAGCTATGACCATCCTGCAGAAGATGATGTGGGATGAGCGTCGATTTGTTAAAGAAGCAGAAGGGGATAACCAGTGAACAGACTATTAAGATTTCCGTTGATGGACGAAGAAGGCGGCGGTGAAGGCGATGCCGGCGCGGCTGCAGGATCCGGATCAACTCTGGGCGGCGCAGCTGCCGGTGCTGACCCGGGCGGCGGCGAGTCCTGGCGTGATTCCCTGCCGGAAGATATGCGCAACGATACCGGACTGTCTAAGTTCTCCGATGTGTCAGGCTTGGCCAAGTCATACATGAATCTTGAGCAGATGCTGGGGCGTGACAAGATCCCGATGCCGGTGACAGATGAGGACTGGGGGGCCGCTTACGATCGCCTTGGCCGTCCTGAAGATGCGTCAGGGTATGAAATGAAAACCCCTGAAGGCGTCACTTTCGATGAGACAGCGCAGCAGAACATGCGCGACATGGCTCACAAGATGGGGCTCAACCAAAAACAGATGGAAGGGATGTCGAATTGGGTGTTCACTGAGCTGCAGGGGCGCAAGTCGGCAGACGACACCTCAACACAGCAGGGGCTTGAAGAGTCTACAGCAGCACTGAAGACGGAGTGGGGCGAGAAGTACGACCAAAACGTTAATGTCGCCATACGAGCTGTTGAAGAGTTCGGCGGAGATGATCTGCGTGAGTTCCTGAATGCCAATTCGATTGGTGGGCAAAAACTGGGCGATCACCCGGCAATGATCAAAATGCTGGCGGACATCGGCGGCAAGATGATGGAGAGCGGCAAGCTGGAAGGGTCTGGCACTCTGCTGCAAACACCTGAAGAGATGCAGAACGAGTGCAATACTTTGATGGCTCACCCGGCTTACACTGATCGCCGCAACCCTGAACATGCTCAGATCAATAAGAAGGTCCAGGCATTGTTTGGGAAAATCCACGGCGGTTGATATTTAAGTAACCAATCGCTAAACTAATGATTGAAACGACTGTTGGGGGTTAACTTCCTTAGCAGTCACCCTCCGACAATCCCCTCCATGGCGACCGGAACCTTGCAGCAACTCTAGCAACGGGACCGGCAACGACAACCCCAGAACTAGAGAGAAACGAAGCCATTTTTCTTTAGATGAGGGTTGACTCATGTCAGTCGAAATCACAACGGCGTTTGTGGAACAATTCCGCGCCAACATCGATCTGCTTTCACAGCAGAAAGATTCCCGTTTTATGGGGAAAATTCGGATGGAGTCCCAAGTGGGCGAATCCGGTTTCTATGAACAGATCGGAGAGACTGCTGCGCTTGAGCGTACCAGCCGACACGCCGATACACCTCGGGTTGATACTCCGCACGCTCGCCGCCGGGTTACTCTGCGCACCTTCGAGTGGGCTGACCTGATCGACAAGGCCGACAAAGTTCGGATGCTGATCGATCCGACCAGCTCTTATGCACAGTCTGCAATGATGGCGATGAACCGCTCCCGCGATGACATTATGATCGAAGCGGCTTTGGGCACTGCCTCTACCGGCAAGTCTGGTGGAACTTCGGTTATTCTGCCGACATCGCAGAAGATCGCGGCTTCGGCTACCGGTTTGACTATTGCCAAACTCCGAAGTGCCGCTGAAATCCTGAACGCCAACGATGTTGACCCCGACATCCGCCGCTACATGGCTATCACGTCGCAGCAGTTGACTAACCTCTTGGCTACCACTGAAATCACATCAGCGGATTTCAACACGGTCAAGGCTCTGGTTAACGGCCAAGTCGATGAGTTCATGGGCTTCACCTTCCTGCGGTCTGAGCGCTTGACGCTTGATTCGAACAGCGACCGTCAGATCATCGCGTGGGCAGAAGACGGCATCTTGCTGGCTCAATCCACTCAAACAGTAACCCGTATCACTGAGCGTGGCGATAAGTCCTACTCTGTGCAGGTATTCCGTAGTGAAGACTTCGGCGCAACCCGCATGGAAGAAGACAAAGTTGTTGAAATCGCTTGCGTTGAAGTATAAGGAGCCTGACTCATGGCCGTAACAGCTGAAAAAGGTGACCAGATCACCAACGTCGAAGCAACGCCCCCTGTGCTGGAGGATACAACCTCCTTGCATGGCCGCAAGCGGATTGCTTTTTTCACTCACACCCAAGTCGCCGCCGGTGATGCGAACTCGACCGTGGAGGTTATCAAGTTGCCTGCTGGCCGGGTTCGCGTGATGTTCAATGAGTCTCTTATTGAACACAACTGGACTGTTGCCACTGTTGATATGAACGTGGGATGGGCGGCATATGTTGACCAAGACGGAGCAGCAGTAGTCGCTGATCCCAACGGTATCGACGCCGCGATTGATGTCGAGGTGGCTGGAGTCTTTATTCCTGGCAGCGCGATTGCCGCCGGCACCGCTAAGACCAAGCTGTTTGAAAGTCGCGACGGTGTAACCATTGAGCTTCAAGCAGTTGCAGCCGGTCTTAACATCGGCGATACAGCGCAAGGTTATCTGACCTACGTGGTCGACTAAACCCCTGCAAACCCCTTCTGCTGGGGGAAACGGAGGGTTAGGGCGAGGATGTCCTAACCCTCCACCTATCAAATTAGGAGATACCTGTGACCAGTGAAGTTGGAATCTGCAACGGGGCTCTGACCAAAGTCGGCGAAGAGACAATCATCTCGCTTGGCGAAGACTCAAAAGCAGCCCGCCTATGCAATCTGATGTTCGATCGGTTGCGCGATTCTATCCTTAGGGCTCATCCCTGGAACTTTGCTATCAAGCGTGTTGAGCTGGCAGAGCTAACAACTACCCCAATTTTCGGATTCGCATCACAGTTTCAGTTACCAACTGACTGTTTGCGTGTCCTTCGTACCGATGAAGACCAGATCCCGCACCAGATCGAAGGCCGTATCTTGCTGACTGATGCCGGCACCGTCCAGATCAAATATATCTCACAGATCACGGACCCCAATCAGTTTGATTCTTTGTTTATTCAGGCGCTTGAGGATCGTATTGGCTCAGAGCTGGCCTATAACCTGTCAGACAACCGGGCGCTATCAGTTGATATGCGTGCCAAGTACAAGGAAACGCTCAAGGAGGCCCGAGCAATGGACGGCCAAGAGGGTGTTTCGGACATTGTTGAAGCCGATGAATGGCTTAATATCAGGCTGTAACCATGCCAAGAGCTGCACCGAATCAAACGAACTTTACCGCTGGAGAGCTGAGTCCCAGGCTTGAAGGCCGGGTCGACATCGCCAAGTATTTCAATGGCCTAAAAAAGCTGGAGAATATGATTGTTCTGGCTCATGGCGGGGCGACTCGGCGGGGCGGCACGATCCATGTAGACACGGCCAAAGCAGGCAAGGTCAGGTTGATCCCGTTTCAATTCTCGATCACCCAAGCCTATGTGTTGGAGTTCGGGGATCAGTATATCCGCTTCTATCGCAACCAGGCGGCGCTAGGTGGAGGGGCATTTTCTGCGGATTTCTCCAATGACTTCGAGAACGTGGAAACAGTAACAGAAGTGGTGTCTCCATATTTGGAGTCGGAACTGTTCCAGCTTCAGTTTGCTCAGTCTGCCGATGTGCTTTACATAGTCCATCCGAACCATGAGCCACGCACGCTTTCACGTATATCTGATATCTCTTGGACCCTGGCTGAAGTAACGACCATTAACGGCCCTTACCTTGATCAGAACCTAACGACTGTGACCATCACCCCTAGCGCTATCACAGGGGCTGGTATCACGCTCACAGCATCAGCAGCGACGTTTGTATCAACTGATGTGGGGCGTCTGGTCAGGATCGACGAAGGGCTAGATTTCGGCTATGCAAAGATAGTTGGATTCACCTCTACGACGGTTGTTACTGCAGATGTCGTCGACGATTTTGTCTCGGTCACAGGTCAGGACACATGGCAGCTTGGGGCGTGGTCCAATACCACAGGATTTCCAGGCACAATCGCCTTCTTTGAAGATCGACTAGTCTATGCCGGATCGATCTTTCAGCCTCAGACCGTTTGGGGATCAAAGTCAGGCTTCTATGACAACTTCGCGCCTGGCACAAATGCCGATGATCCATACAATTACACCATAGCTACCGATCAGGTTAACGCTATCCAATGGATGAGCCCTGGCAAGTCGCTCACCATTGGCACGCTCGGCGGTGAGTTCCTTATGGCGGCTTCGACCCGTAACGAGGCGATAACACCGACCAACGTCAAGATCGTGCGGCAGTCAGAATATGGTGGGGCTAATATCATGCCTGTTCGGGCTGCCGGCGTGGTCCTGTTTGTTCAGCGATCCACAAAAAAGCTGCGTCAATTCATCTATCAATTTGAGTCTGATAGTTATCTGGCTCCTGATCTGACGCTGCTTTCTGAACATATCACCGCTAATGGCGTCGTTGAGATGGACTATCAGCGCGATCCTGATTCGATAATTTGGTTGGTGCGTAAGGATGGCCAGCTGATCGGCATGACCTATGAGCGCGATCAGCAGGTATTTGCATGGCATAGGCATATTATCGGCGGTGTGTCTGATGCTGCAGGAACTGATGCACAGGTCGAGTCAGTGGCAGTTATTCCGGGCTCTGATAACCGTGACGAGGTTTGGTTATCTGTAAAGCGGTTTGTCAACGGATCGACAGTGAGGCAGCTTGAAGTGATCACCAAGGGGCGTGACACCATTACCCCGATCGATGATGACGATTTCTTCGTTGATGCCGGCCTGACATTTGACGGCTCTCCTGCGACTGTGTTCAGCGGGCTTGATCATCTTGAAGGCGAGACAGTGCAGATCCTGGCCGATGGTGCGCCGGTTCCTGATAAGACGGTGTCAGCCGGATCAATCACGTTGGACAAGGCGGCTTCAGTGGTTCATGTTGGATTCAACAAATCAGCCATTATCAAGACGTTGAGACTTGAGTCTGGATCAGCTAACGGTACATCACAAGGCAAGATCAAGCGTATAAACAAGGTCAATGTGCGGTTGTTTGATACACTAGGGGCTAAGGTTGGGCCAACAGAGGACAAGACAGACATCATTCCTTTCCGCTCAACCTCCGATCCTATGGACTCATCACCGCCGCGATTCACAGGCGATAAAGAATTGCCCTTCCCTGATGGCTACAACAAGGAAGGCGAAATAGTAATCAGGCAGGACCAGCCGTTGCCGATGACGGTTTTATCGATAATGCCTCTTGTAAGGACAAACGGCTGATGTGTGATCCAGCAACACTCGCTATCGCAGGCGGATTATTAGGCGCAGCGGGTTCTGTTAGTCAGGGCGCTGGCCAGGCTGCAGCGCTTAGGCGTCAGGCTGAATTAACACGGCGCTCTGCAGAGTTTGAACTTGAGCGTTTTGGTGAAGAAACCGAAGCGCTTCGTAGCCGTCAGCGTGTGGCTATTGCAAAGTCTGGCGTGCGTGAAACCGGCACGGTGTTGGATGTCCAGCGACAGAGCGCAGAAGACGCAGAACTTGAAGCACTGAATATTCAGTTTGGAGCAGAAGCTGGCGTTCAGGCTAGATTGTTTGAAGCCAAGCAGGTGGAGCGAGCCGGGAAGATTGGCGCTGTGACTTCTCTGCTCGGGACTGCTAGGAGCATTCGATAATGGCCGTGGTACCAACGACCCAACCTAGCCGACAACTTAGGACTGGCGGCGCGGCTATAAGTGGTGCCGCGGCAGGTGCTGCCGGTGCTGCTGCTGCCGGGGCTGGTCGACAGATAGCAGCGATCGGTGTTGAGGCTCTTAACCGTCAACGAGATGCTGATAACGCAGCGTTCAGGACAGAACGATCTAACTCATTGCTTCGAACATGGACCGAGAAACTTGCCGATGCTGAGACGGCCGGCACAGAGGTCGATCTTGGAGCCCTAAAAGAAGAGTTTGACGCTGACGTTGATCGACTTGGTGAAGGTGCGCCGAGCGATGAGGCTGGCCAGGCGTTCAAGCTGGACGCTGATAATGCATTTAGCCGCAAGTTCTTCCCAGGCTTTGCTAGGAACCAGTCCCGGATCAACGTCAGGAAGCGCGTAAGCTCCACCATGGGCGCTTTGGATGATATCAATGCCGAAGTATTGACCGGCCGGACTAGCATTGCAGAGGCAATTGGGCGGGCTGAGTCGGCTATCGTAGGGCTGGGCGAGACTGCCGGCGGCGTCGTAGATATTGACGCTTTGAGAGAACTCACGCGTAATGAGATCGGACGCAATTCACTGACGGCGCGGATTAGCCGGGGTGAGCATGAGCTTGTCTTTAAAGAGATACAGCGTGGCGATTGGGACGAGTTCACATCTACAAAAGACCTTGAGACTCTTCAGCGACAGGCTTTAAAAGCTGAATCGGATGCCGAGTCAGAAAGAGAGGCGAAGGCCAGCAAAGAGGCAGCGGTCGTAGCGTCGGATCTAGAGATAGCTGTATTCAGGGATAACGCCACATACAAGGATATTGACTCCGCGATGGATGCCGGAATCATCACCCCGGCTAAGCGAACGCAGCTCACTAAGCGATTGGACGACAACGCAGATAAAACCAGCAATAAAGCCGACAATCTTTTGCGGGTGCAGACATCTTTATCGATGGGTATTCCTCTCGATCCAACCTCTAAGGAAGATAAGGCCGGCGTCGAAGATATGTGGCAGGCGTTGCAACAAGACATCAACGAAGATGGTCCGGATGCGTTTGCAAACAGTGCAGTAGCATTTATCCAGAGTACGCGGATACTGCCGGCTTCATTGAAGGGCTCCATTGCTGCGTTTGCAAGGTCCGGAGATGTAAACCAGGCCGGTCAGTCCGCTGACATCATTGCCCGTATGCAAGAGACTGAATCACCAGCGCTTAATGATCTGACTCGTGAGTCCTATGCATTCGGATTGTCCGTCATGGACTTGGTTAAGGGCGGCGTAGATAAGGCAAGAGCAATCGATATCGCACGAGAAAATGCGTTTGGTCAGACAGCCGCGGAAAAGAAAGTAGCATCATTGGTGCTGAAAGGTGCGTCTCCTGAGAATGAAACGTTTCTGAATGCCAAGCTTGATGAGTTTGACCCAGGTTTGTTTTCGTTTCAGCCTGAGCTGACACCAGTTCTGCAGGCAGAGTTTGAGGTCTTGCTTGGTGAAATGGTCCCGTTCACTGGCGGTAATATCGAATCAGCCCGCAACATGGCATGGGCTTCAATCAAGAACGTATGGGGCGCGACAAGTGTTGGTGGCGGCATCCGGATGATGAAGTATGCTCCGGAAGCGATCTATGGAAAGGGCGGCGATACCCAATGGATCACCGATCAGTTCACAGCCGACATCACCGAGCTTGGCGTTGACCCTCAGAACGCAGTGATTGCAGCGGATACACTGACAGCGCGATCTGATCAGCCTTCATATCCTGTATTCACTCTCAACGAAGACGGCGTAATGGTCCCGATGCTGGATGCTGACAACATTCCTCTACGATGGAAACCCGAGTTCAGCTCAAGCCCGCTGTACAAAGAGCTGCAGGCTGAGCAAGACAAAAAGATTAAGAAGTCGAAGTTCAGACGGAACATCAAAGAGACTCGCGCAAGATGGCGTCGTGAGAAATTCGAAAAAGCCGGAAAACTAGCATTGGAGTTTCAGCGTGCCACTGGTCAGAGATGAAGGGTTTGCAAGAGAGATACAGCAGATCGAGCGTGAGGATCCGCCGGTTGCTTCCGAGGTGCCTACGACATCCGAAACGTTTGGCGCAGCATTCCGTGTTGAAAACTCTCTGGTATCTGCTGCAGCAAATGGGTTCGGGACGGGTCCGTCTTTTGAAACAGAAGAGGGCTACGATCCATATGGTGAGAAGGAGGATGGTGCGCTTGATATCGATGGCTATGAAATGTTCGCAGAGTCGTTCATTGAAAGCCGATCGCCGGCTGAATCGAATTTCATCAAGCTGGGCATTGATCGAGAGTTAGAGGATCGTAAAACACTTGAAGCTGCTGGAGGCTTGGGTATTGCGGCACAGTTCGCGGCGGGCGCTCTGGATCCTCTGTTCATGATCCCTATAGGTAAGGTTATCCAGGCAGGCAGGCTAACGAGAGCAGGGACAATTGGAACCTTTGCCGCGGTAGGTGGTGTTTCTGAATTAGCTGCAGAGATGGTAAAGCATCAGAGCCAGCAGGTTAGAACAGCCGACGAATCAGCCATCAACATCGGCTCAGCGGCTTTATTGTCAGGCATCCTTGGGAACTTCGCATCAGGTTTCAGCCGGGATGACATGACTGCGCTATCCGCTCGCATGGAAGAGATCACCGATCCGAATGTGAAAGTGGAAGATTTGAAAGATGTCGTAACTGATGGCTCAAACCTGTCAGGCGGTGCGGCTAAGGTCAGAGAGGTAACGCTTGAAGAGGAAACGCTTGTTTCTGCCGGTGGTCTTGAGAAGCTACCATTCAGCCCTCTGGCGCGTGTTTTAAACTCTCCCTCTAAGTCGGCACGCATCCAGATGGAAACGCTGTCAGAGAACCCTCTGCTGTTCAAGAAGAACCTTGCTGGAATGGCGACAGGGCCAGAAGGCGGAAGCGTAGAGACTCGGGTCAAATTATGGGATGCAGCATTGGCCAGACCATTGGTCGATTTGGATCAGTCTTATCTCAAGTATCGGGGCAAGAGTTTTAAGGTGACAGCAGCTATCGATACCATGCTTGGTGGCCGTAAGGGCAAACTGTCTTATGATGACTTCAGGGTTGAGGTAGGAAAGGCCATGCGCCGGGGTGATGTTCATGAAGTCCCCGAGATTGCGGCAGCTTCAAAATCATTCCGTAAGCACTTGTTTGATCCGCTGAAGGATGACGCAATCAAAAACGGTTTGCTCCCTGCCGATGTCGACGTGACAACAGCAACATCATATCTAACCCGTGTTTATAACACACAGAAGATCATTGCAGAGCGCCCCGCCTGGGATTCAAAAATATTCAACTGGCTGTCAACGCTTAGGCGATCAAACTCAAAACGACTCGATAAGCTGAAAGCGGATCTGGAAGACTTGCGGAAGGCAAAGGAGCCAGAAGAAGGTGGCATCAAGTCTCTGCAGGGGAAGATCGAAAAGGCCTCGGCGCTTGGATCTGCGACGGATAGAGAGTTGCAGGATATCGTCAATCAGATCACTGATCAGCTAACAGGCAATAGTGCGGGGCGGGGGTTATACGAGCCGGTTCCGTTGGTGCGCGGGCCGCTCAAAGAAAGAACGCTGAATATCCCTGATGAGCAAATTGAGGAATTCTTAGAGTCTGATATCGACCTGGTTGCTCGTCAATACAAACGCACTATGGCCGCTGATGTCGAAGTTACCCGGGCGTTTGGTCGGGCGGATATGCGGGACCAGATCGACGAAATCAAGTCTGACTATGCGGATCTGCGAGAGGCGGCAAAGAAGAAAAACGATTCCAAACTATTGCGGCAGCTGAACAAAAAAGAAAAGCAAGACGTTCTCGACCTTGAAGCGGTGCGGGATATGCTCCGGGGTACCTATCGGACACCTGAAAACCCTGACGCCTTCTTCATTCGGGCCGGTCGCGTTCTTCGTGACGCCAACTTTGTGCGCATGCTGGGCGGAATGACCTTATCAGCTATCCCTGATATCTCACGATTGGTCGCAGTGAACGGGCTTAAACCTGTCAGCCGTGCGTTAACTTCATTGATCACATCGCCTAAGACTTTCCAGATGTCCAGGGAAGAGGCAAAGCGGGCAGCCGTGGGGCTTGATATGGTCCTGAATAGCCGGGCGTCTTCATTGGCTGAGTTGACTGATATCTACTCCAGTACCACGCGATTCGAAAGGGGGTTGCGTGGGTTATCAGATGGATTCTCAAAAATAACCCTGATGGCTCCTTGGAATGCGGCGTTGAAACAGTTTGCCGGCGTGACGGTAGCGGATCGAATCCTAACAGAATCGGTCAATCTGACAAAAGGAGTTGCAACAAAGTCGGCAATCACCAGGCTTGCAACTGCTGGCATAGATAAAGAGTTGGCAGAACGCATCGTCAAGGAGTTCAACAAGCACGGCGACAAGGGAACCATCAATCTGTCAAACGGGCACCTATGGGAAGATGCGGACGTTTTCGAGGTGTTTCGCGCGGCAGTTCTAAAAGATGTCGATCGCACAATCTTAACCCCTGGAATTGCAGAAAAGCCGCTTTGGACCTCATCTGAAACAGGCAAGTTGATTTTTCAGTTCAAGACGTTCGCCGCTGTCGCTCATTCAAAGGTACTTGTTGCTGATTTACAGTATCGCGATGCAGCGGCCTTGAATGGCTTCCTGATGGCTGTTGCTCTTGGTGGTGCTGCCTATGGGGCTAAGCAGCTAGCAGCGGGCAAAGAGCTATCTACGGACCCCTTGAAGCTACTTGTGGAGTCGATGGATAGATCAGGCACGTTCGCTTATTTCTGGGACATCAACAACATTACAGAAAAGCTAACCAGAGGAACGGTCGGCGTCAATGCGGCGATCGGTGCCGCCCCTATGAGTCGTTACGCAACTAGAAACGTTGCCGGCGCTTTACTTGGGCCCTCACTTGGAACAGTCCAGGATCTCTCACAAGTGATAGGTGCGCTCAGCACAGGCGATCTTTCAAAGTCGGACGTAAATGCAATGCGCAAAATGTTACCCTATCAAAATTTATTCTATATTCGTCGACTTCTCAATGAGCTAGAAGAGAAAGCAGCAACTGCAGCAGGAGCGCAATAATGACCGTATCATCTTCCGTAAATAGAAACGATTACGCGGGGAATGGATCAACCACGAATTTCGCGGTCAGCTTCCGTTTTCTTCAAAACTCAGACGTTAAAGCGACTTTACGTGATGCGTTGAGTACTGAAACCCTTCAGGTAGAGACAACAGATTACACCTTGACAGGTGCTGGTGCTGCCGGCGGTGGTACGCTGGTCATGATTATAGCGCCGCCTACTGGCACAACTCTGACGATTCAGCGTGACGTGCCGGCAACCCAAGAGACTGATTATGTCGAGAATGATGAATTCCCGGCTGAATCGCACGAGGATGCGCTTGATAAACTAACCATGTTGGTTCAGCAGCAGGTTGAAGACTCAAGCCGGCATATGGGGTTCAGCGATACCATCTCAGACGCATCAGGTTCAGTAGTCGAGTTGAGCCAGGACAAAACGCAACGCGCTGACAAATTCATTGGTTTTGATTCCGCGGGTAATTTGGTAACCAAAACAGCGACTGATCTGACCGCGCTTGATCAAGACCAGCAAGACAAACGTCTTGGCCCTATTTTCACCACAGTAGCAGCAATGATAGCGGCTAACCCGGTATCGATCGATGGAGCCATTGTAAATCTTACGGCTGGGATGTTGATTGAAACGGTTGAGAACAGTACAGGCAATGGCGGCGGCGGTAAGTACCTAGTTGTCGCGGGCGACAGCAGTAATGGCACCTCTAGGTTGCTGAATGGCAACGGCACGACTTCAGCCCTGCAAGTTGCTGACTCGGTTGACGTTCGCCAGTGTGGTGCTGTGATCGATGCGGTGCTTACTGACTCCACCGGCATCATCGCAGGTACTGACAACACAACTGCTGTTTTAGGTGCCCTGGCGCTTGGTATAGAAACCTTGGTCGTAGGCGGTGGCTGTTTGGTGTCTGAACTAGCTGTAGCGTCATTTCAGACGCTGAAAACAGTTACCGGCGGGTGGGTTACAGGACCACTGAATAAGTCAGCTATCAAGATTGGTGATAAAGACGGAGTTACTTTATTTAAACAGTATGTTGACGTAGAAACTAGGCATGTAAAAATATTCAGCGATGGATCAGTCGCAACATCGAAGGGATTCCCTGGTGGTGCGTTGTTAGCTGGGAATGAATTAACCTGCGGTATCTCTATAGAGAATAGCGACCGAGCACAGATACATATTGATCAAATAGATGGATTTGTAGGTCTAAAGACTATCCACGCGTTCAACACACTCAGTACTCCTGCTGATGTTCCGGCAGGAGCTACGGTCGATGATCTATTCTTTAGTGTTAAAGCATCTGGGGAGATCTGGAATGGCGCTTCAATAATTCAGGCTAAGCGGTTTATCTTCGATACTATAAAAATTGTCGGAACAACAGACAACGATGGACTTAAGAGTCTTGTTGGAATTGCTAAGTCTGGAGGAAGTGGCGGTAAGTTTGATATCTTTGGCGGATTTAATGGCTTTGTAGTTGAGCACGAATGCACAGCTATAAACATCGGCCAAGGGATGCTACAAAAGCAGCAGAGTAATAATTTTGTATCATCGAAAGGCGATCAATCTGCAGGTCCTGTGGGTCTCTATATAGGCCGGCTTGATTGCATCAACGGCACTACGGGATTCGAGATACCTACAGATTGTGTTGAAGCGTTCGAGGCAGAGTTAAGCGTAGGCGTTCTGAATATGGTGAATTCAGGGACCAACGGCCTAAAACTAACAAACAGTGCGGCATCTATCGTGAGGATCGGAGAACTATATGCAGATAATACAGAGATCGGTGTTTCTAATGCTATAAGTGATCTTGTAATTGATTACGCTGAGTTTAAAGATCTAAACTTTGGTGTGTCGTCAAGCGGAGCGGCAACGACTACAATCAACCGGGTCAAGTCTAAGGGTACGATAGATAACGATATTGTTAACATTGGTGCAAACGGAACAGTAGAACTTGGAGATTTAAGTGGCCCCGCCACACTGGCTAGCGTTCGATTAGGAACGTCTGTTACAGCAAGGATGACAGGAACGATCGATGGCAGTCAGACTGTAAGCGGATTTTTAAGCAGTACTACATTCTCTGCTCTTGATTTGAATGTCATTATCACTCCTGCAGGGGTTAAGCAGACGTACTTTGGTCCTGGAATCTTCAACTCTGCAGGAAGCGGCACTCCCGAGTCAGCGGTAACGGCTAACAAGGGTTCCGAGTTCACGCGCCTTGATGCCCCAAGTCAAAGCACACTCAAATACTTCAAGACCAGCGGTTCGGGCAATACAGGATGGGTGGCAGTTACTCTGCCGTAAATAGAACGGGTCTATTGCAGATCCTTTTCCAATCGCCGGATCTCTTCATTGAATCCGGCTCTCATATCTTCTAGCTGCTGCCATTCCCATTTCACTGTGCCGGTTCTGGTTTCGCAGTGGTCGATAATCGACTGACCTTCTGCATCGCCGAACCTATTCTTCAGGCCCTGGATATAGCCATGCGTGTTTTTGGTACCGTAGATGTCGCCGCTCAAGCCCATGTTGCAGTTTCGGTTGTGCTGCAAATACGAGTTAGCAGGGTCGTATCTCATCCCCCCTTGAGATCCGACAGTCTTGAAGTGGCCGCAACACCATTGATCACCGCCCAAAGGCTTGCCGCAGCTAATGCACGCAGGCTCTTGGCCGCGTTCTTTGAACCAAAGCAGCTCCTGAAGTACGCGCATACGATTGAACACTGGCTGAGTCTGTTTGTGCTGCCAGCGAACATCGCGCCGGTTAAATTCCCTCAGAGCCTTTCTGTCGGCAGTCTTCACCGAAACCTTGTCACGCTTTGTCTTGGCTGACTTCTTCGCTCTGGCGCGCTCCTGTGCGTCCCTGGCTATGGATAGAGCGCATTCAGTAGAGCACCAGTTGCGAAACGGCGGGTGATCCGGCTGTTTCTCGTAGCGATCGCCGCAACCTTTGCACTTTTTACTAGCCATTACTCCCACGCCTCCCGATCTGATCTATCATCGCGCATCCGGTCTTTCGCGTGATCGATCTCAACGCGCCGACAATACTTCTCATCACCAAAGCGCTTGTCATCCTTGGCAATCTGGGTCATTTGAGACTGCTTCTGCTGGTGCCGCCATGCCATGAACCCTTCGGCCTGATCCTTTGATTCTTGCTCCGTAATTTGTGTCATCTCATCTCTCCTTCTTTCTAATCAGAGCGATTTGTTTAGCTCGCTAAGTTTTTTTGATATCCGCTTCATATGTCCGCATGAAAATGGAGTTGATTTAGTCGACGTGAATCGCCAATAACCATCCTCGCATTTAGCTATTAATCCGCAATGTGTCTCGGCATCTTCTATGTCACACCAGTCAACACAATCAATCTGTTCATCTGTACGAATATTAAAAAGCATCTCATCTCTCCTTAATCAAGCTGCTATACGTCCAATTGATGATAAGCCTGTATCCAATCGTCAAAACCCATGTGCTGAGCAATCTGATCAAGCACAGAATGCAACATCGTCACATCAATGCAATCTGTGTTTTCCGGCTGATCGTTGCACATTGCAAACGTGGCCAGTGTCATAAATTCTTCGCCTGTAAATACCATTTCAATCTCCCGCGCCATAACAAGGCGCTCAATCGTTACTGATGCGCTCTATCTAACCCGATCTGCCAGTGAATCATTCGACGGCCAAGGGCAATAAATCCCAAACTTGCCGCTGATGTGCCGGTTAAGCACATCATAGATTTGGCTATATTCTGCCCTCTCGGGTTTGGTTGTTGATTCCTTGCCGGTCACTGCCCTCTGGATCGGTCGCCATAAGTATTCCTTGGCCAGAGCGTCTGACCAGGGAACCTCAACGCCATCCTTGATCGTCTGCCTGAAGTCTAGGCCCGCTTCGTTTAAGGCATCAGCCAACTGCTGACAGTACAGATGCAAGCACCGATTCTGAGTAAGCGTCCGCTGCTTCCCTGTCTTCAGATCAACGCGCAGATAGTGATGCTCATTCCATTGGGCCTTCAGATGCTCCAAGTAGGCGTCGAAAGCAGGCTGTGAATTTATCAGCTGCTCAGCCATCACCCTCTCCTTCAAGTGCGTCGGCTGC